CATTAAGCGTTGGAGCAAAGAACAACGCGGTTCTTTCAATTGCCAAGCTATAACGAAAATTATTGCCAAAAATGAACACAATTAATATCCTTGCAATTAGCAACAGGGGCCGATCACGCATCGGCTCCACTATCACCACTGCCATTGTTGAACAAAACCACCACGACAAACTATTTATCGTGCTGCCGCAATTCAATCAATGTCGATGGATAAAGAAGATTGACGATCCTGATTTTTGCATAGTCAACTAATTTCAAAACAATGGAGGAAGACCAATGATTACTACTGTTCGCACTTTTCAAGACAACGGCCCCTACTGGGGGCCCACTGTGATGGTCTACCAGGCCGCTTCACTCAAGGACGTGCTGTTCCACACACGCCTCGCCATGGAAGATAGGGAGGATGCCATTGGTATTTTCGGCCCTGACGGCTCCTGCAAGGGCATCTGGCAGCGAGAACTCGAGGGTCACGTAGATAGCGCAGGCGATAGCATCATTGACCACGAAGGTTATGAACTGCTCCGCCCCTCCACTAAAAGCCAATGGACTTGGCAGTATCTTCTCACTCAGCTTCAACCATGATTCTTATTGATTTCTTTGATGATGCCTCCTGCAAGGGCACTGAACTCACTGAAGGCTGGTATTTTTACAGTGATAGTGATGAGAATATTATTGGAGGACCATTTGATAGTGAAAAGGCGGCCATCAAGGCCGCCTTCGATGGTTATGGTTGGTGAGACCCGGCTGGGAATGTATGGGGCCCGGCTGGGGGCGTATAGGGTCCGGCCAGGGGCGTATCTAGGGTCCGGCTAGGGGCGTATCAGGGCCCCTGCTCGATTTCCCCCCGTGGGGCTGAGAATGAGAATCATTTTCACGCGATAGTACATTTGTACTATAGGCATTTTCCCCGATAGTACATTTGTACTATTCTGGCCGAATGATAAGCAAAACTGATCAATGGGCGCCCAACCATCAGCATCCCTTATCTAATAAGACATCCTGATCGGACTGCCGCCCAACTATCAGCATCCCTTATCTGATGGGGCATCCTGATCAAACTGCCGCCCTGCCATAAAGTATTCTGATCGTTGCACTTTCGCGGGATGAACATAGCTAACTCTCCGCGCCAGTTCTTTATGCTCTCCCTCCCGTGCCAGTTCTTTATCCTTTCCCTTCCGCGCCAGTTTTTTATACTTTCTCCTCCGCGCCAGTTCTTTATCCTTTCTTTCGGGCGGCAGTTCTTTATGCTTTCCCGCCCGCGCTGATTCTTTATACTTTCTGGCGATGCAGTTAGGCTTACTTTCTGCGCTTCTAGAAAGTGTGCGAAACTGTGCGGCCTTGATCTATTCTTTGCCGAACCATCAGGAAAGCTAATCGCGCGCCATTGGCCCCTAGGAGCCCCTAGGAGAGCGGAAAGGCACTGCAGGCTATGGCCCCCCCTCGGGGCCGCTTCCGCAGCTTTCAAGCCATGGCAGGCGTCTTGCCTTGCCAAGGTTCGCGCCGATACACTTTCCCCGTTTCTTGACTTTCTGGCGGTCATGGTGTATCTCGCGCACGTGCGCGTTTCTTTCTTTCTTTCGCCATAGTCTCCCGTCGCTGCGCTCCGGGACAATGGGCCAAACCACAAAACCGCCACAGAATCCCGGAGACTGTGCCACCTAAGGAACCGTCCTAGCCTCCTGGATTGTGGGCCAGTTTGGGGCCATACTTTCATCAACGGCAAGCGGAGCGATCCGCAGCCGCCACCCTCTTAAACTTTTCAACCATGAAAGCCCCCTTTCAACTCTGCCCGCTTGATGGTTTCTTGATCATTGATGCGGGCGGGACTGTGCTCAGTGCTTCCACTTGCTATTTGGTGGACGGTTCTAAGCTTTCCGATCAGTTATGGGACAACTTCGAAAGCATGAGCGATCAGGAAGTTGCCGACGTTGCGCGAACCTATGGGCGCAAACTTTCCGAGGTTGTGACAACTTCCGCCAAACTTCCCGGGGAATCCTGAAACTTTCCTGGCCTTTCTTTCCTTTCCTTTCTTTTACCATGGCCGCACTTTCTAGCCTTTCCTTTCATCTTTCCGCTAAATCTTCCAACGCTAAGACTGGCCCCATGGCCGTGTCCACATCTTCCAAACTTACCTGCTCTCCCAGTTGTCCTTTCCTTCCTAGCAATGGTGGCGGTTGCTATGCACAATCAGGGCCCCTAAATCTACACTGGCTTAAAGTTACAAACGGCGAAAGAGGCACAAACTTTAGAACTTTCCTAGAAAGTTTGCGCAGCTTGCCCAACGGTTCAGCTTTCCGCCACAATCAGGGGGGCGATCTTGTGCACAATGCAGGAAAGATCAGTGAAACTTTCATTCGAAAGATGGTAGCAGCAGTGCGTCACCTCCGCGCCTACACTTACACGCACCATAGTTTGCTTTTAGGATCCAATCTTTCCCTTCTAAAGTATGCCAATCGTAACGGTTTTACCATCAACGTGAGCTGTGAAAGTGAGCGGCAGGTTGATGATACCATTGCCGCAGGATTGCCCGCCGTTGTTGTTGTTGACTCTGAAGAATCGCGCACAACTTGGCACACTGCAGGGGGCAACGTCGTTATAGTTTGTCCGGCACAACGGATAGAAGATAAAACGTGCGCCGATTGTATGCTGTGTTATAAGCGTGGCCGGAAAGTTGCCATAGGATTCTTAGCCCATGGCAACGCAAAGCGTAAAGTCAACGCCAAACTTTCGGAAGTTCAGTGATGCAAACGTTCTACACTTTCGCCGTTGATGAACATGGCACGGGCTACGATGTGGAAACTTTCTACACTGTAGAAGACGCGGAAAGCTATCTAGAAGTGTTGAAAGATCAGGCGGAAGGTTGCACTAACTGTAGCCTTTCTGCAATGATAGCCAGCCTCGAAGATCAACTCTTAGAGTATAAAGAACGCGGAGACTAGCCTAGGGGCCCCTACAAGGGGCCTCCTTTCTGGCAGGCTATGCCCCCCCATCGGGGGGGCCTTTCTTAGCCTCCCAGGGCCCGTAGGATGGCAGGAGACTGCGGGCCCGCTGTTCCGCCATTACTGGCGGCAGACTGTGATGGGAGACTAGCTCTAAAGTTCTGAGCCCTTAGCACGGCCAGGGCCTGCCCGTGGCTTGTGTGTCGATTTGTAAAAGTGTATCCTACGCTACAGACTGCGGCGGCGGGTCGTGGTAGCCTGGCGCAATAGCACGGTCCCTAGCGGGCTTGGGCTCGCGGTATACCTCCCGAAAAATGGCGCCATATTTTTCATAGAAAATCAGCCCCAGTATTTATACCTACCAATCAAGACTATCAACAATGGCGCGTCCAACGGCCTCTGTTACGAGCCTGAGTTCTTCGTGAGTTGCATTGCTTTTGATTATATTTGCTTTATTGCTAATTATCCACACATTACCCCTTACATAACCCTTGGACGGGTCAATGCGATCCAGGGATGGGCTATTAGGCAGGGGTCTCCCTGTTGTATCCCTGCAACAGGACCACTCCAATGGCACGCCAAGTACAGGGCAATGAGATGTGACAAGAGATCGAACGTAGTCCGTGTCAATATTAAATTTTAGTCCCCTGCTTTTAGCCCTATACCTAGCGCTACATGTCATATACGCAGTTTGCATTTTCACTGGATTTTGCTTTTCCCATCGAGTATTTTTCTCTTCGTAACAGCTTTTACAAATGCCCTGCAAGCCATCGCGGCTATTCTTTCGTTTATAGAACTGAGAAACCAATTTAATTGCTCTACATTTTGAACATTGCTTCATTGCAAGCGGCTCATGATCCTGCTTTTCGACGACATCAACCAACGATGGCGAGAGGGGCGAGGGCATTGTTGCAAAACTTAATACTGGCAACAATATAACCAGCAAAAGCTAGTCAGCACACGCTGAATCAAGCCCTCGCAGAGGGCGCAGATGAAGCGTTCTTGCCCTATTTAGCCAATGAAGGCGGCCTAAAGCCGCCGTAATGACGCTCTAAAATCGCGCACTTTCCTTTCCATTGTTTTTTTGTTAGAGGCGGTCCCAAAAGACCGCCGCTCTGGCCAAAAGATAGTTATTTCCTTGTTTTTCTTCTTGTCCTGGCTGCTGCGCATAGCTTCGCAAGACCATTACTTAGGAACTGGTCCAGCCTTTTTTGTTTTTCGCCACTTGTCGGGGAGGCTCCGTCCTTTGGGGACTCCGCCCGAGTAGAGCATCGTGGCTTGTCTAGCCTTTTTTTAGTTCTCCACTCCGCCCTTTGGGGGCTCCGTTAGAGGAGAGATGCTCGTGGCTAGCAATAGGAGCCGTCTCTTGCCAGAGCAGAGTGGCGAATCAAGACGGCGCTGCGCTTATGCATATCGTAAATGTGTTGTCAAGCTTTGTCAAGCTTTTAAAAACGTAGTGTTTGCAAGGCAAGAGAGGAAATGGTGTTCATTGCGCTACAAAATAGCCCATAAAATTGCTCAATTCTTAATAATTGTTTTATAGTTCAATGGAAAATAGGAGAATGTATTAAATGAGGCTTGACTAATTGTTAATAGTTAGTAGCGTATGTAAATCTTCGCCAAAATATTATGTTTGGCTTGCCAGATCGTCAACCATTTACCATTGGCCCTTATAAACTTTGGCCGTGTTTTAGCAGGCCAGAGTACCAATGGTTTTCCCCCATTAATGGCGAGCCGCATTATTTTCGTAGTTTGAACGAAGCCAAGCTCTTTGTTCGAGACTTGCTTGCGAATGAAGATTCTGACAATCTTTGCGACTAATTTTCCCCTTCCATCGCTTTTGCCCTAGCTAGCCTGTCCTAGCTATTCAGGGCCGTAAGGCCCTTTGTTGTCTACAGAACAATGCTTGACAAAATTGCCCGCACTGGTAGGGTGCAATCCTGGATGGAATCTCCCGATGGTCGCCTCCCAGTTAGTTGCACCGTTTTCAACGTGGAAGATTCAATGGAAGGGGACGAAGGTATTGAGGCATCGTGGCGCTTTGTTTCGCATGGCTTGCGGAATGGTGCTGGAGTGTCTGTTCATTTGTCTAACCTGCGTCCTAGCGGCGAAGAGAATAACAAGGGCTTGGTGGCGAGTGGTCCGATTAGCTTTGGCAAAATTTATTCCACGCTCAATGAAATTCTGAGGCGCGGGGGTGTCTATAAAAATGGCGCCGTCGTGCTTCATCTTGACTATACGCATGCTGATGCTCTGGCTTTTGTCCAGGCTTCCCGACAGGAGCTGCCGTGGGTGAAGCGTTGCCTTAATGTTGATGAGCAGTTTCTGGACAAGGCATCGCCTGAGCTGATTAATGGTTGTCTTCGTGCCATCTCTGCTGGCGATCTCTGGCTCAATAAAATCCGCTACAACGAACGTGGCGAGCGCATCCGAGCCAATGTCTGCTTGGAAGTTTATTTGCCTCATCGTGGCACTTGCCTTTTGCAACACATTAATTTGGGCAAATGTTCTATTGAGGATATTGAAGGAGCCTTCTTCCATGGAATGACGCAATTATGCACTCTTCATGCTCAAACGGGCGTAGGCGACACTGGCGAATATCTTCCTCCTTCCATTGATAAACAAGTGGGACTTGGCCTAATTGGCCTCGCTAATTTCTTAAGCATTCATGAAATTAGCTATGCCCAGTTTGGCGAGGCTTTAAAAGCTGTGAATGATGAGGAGGCTTATCAGCGCACGCCTGCTATTGATGCTGCATTGGCTTTCCAGCGTGGCATTGACACGGCATCACGAGTGGCGAGGGTGGCTGGCATGGACCGTGCTTTTGCCATTGCTCCCACGGCATCATGCTCCTATCGCTATGAGGATGCTCGTGGTTTTACCACAGCGCCAGAAATTGCTCCTCCCATTGCCCGTGAAGTGGATCGTGATTCAGGCACATTTGGCGTGCAAAGTTTTGACTATGGCCCTGTTGAAATTGCTAGTGAAGTGGGATGGGCTGCTTATAAACTTGTTGCCGATGAGCTGGTAAAGATGTATCAAGCTAGTGGCTTGTTTCATGGTTATTCATTCAATTCATGGTCAGATGTGGTGGTTTATGACGAAGCGTTCCTCAAGGATTGGCTAGACTGTCCTCAGACAAGCCTCTATTATT